GATATGTTTCCGACAGCTTCATGCACGTCTGCTTTTCCGTTCAGAGCTTTTACAATCGCTTTGCCGCTTACAGCATCACTCATGATCGGTTGCCTCCTCACCAAATGTCATAGCGGAATTCGTATTCTTCGATAATGTCCGCAAGCCGCCAAGTTTCTTCGAACATTGCTTCGCCGTCTGTTGTCTCCACCACAGCCGTTCCGGCCGGAATATCGATAGATTTGAGCAAAACATCTCGCTTCTGCCCTTGTTTATGTCTGAGGTAAAAAGTCATTCCCGATCCTCTCCTTATTCCCTTATGGGGTGATGGGGGAGGATGTTTGTCCTCCCTTAGAATAGTGTCAATTGCCTGCCGGCGTGTTCGGCTGCGACTGGGTTGATCCAGAGGACTTCGGTAGCGATTTTCCCTGCTTGAGCGAGAACGTCTTTTCTCTCACAATGCCAATGGCTCAACCTTTTGAGATACAATGGATGCTCGTATCCAGATAAAAGAACAGGCCCGGGATGAGCGTCTAATGCATTGAGCAGCTCGAGGTGTTCGTTTTCATCCATTTCATTTTTGTAGACCTTCCCTGTTCGCGTAGAAAGAAGATATGGCGGATCCGCGTAGATCAATGTTTCAGTTGAACGATATTCCTTGATAAGTTCCAACGCCGGTTTCTGTTCAATTTGTGCACCCTTTAACCGATCCGTAACAATCATCAGGCGCTCCGGCAACATGTCCCATAGCTTGATTAGACTTGGCGAATTGGCATCATGGTTATTTCTCCATCCGGTTCTGTTGCTTAGTTTTGCACCCATCGCCATCCAGCACCGCACCAAGAACCTTCTCGCCCTCTCTAGCTCGTCCGCCCCCTCCATGTCGTATGAGGCGTAATATTCCTCCCGGCTGTACGGCGTCCAATAGACCAAGCGTGCAAGCTCGTCCGGACGATCCCTGATCACTCGGAACAGATTGACCACGTCACCGTCCAGGTCGTTGATTGTCTCAAGCGGGGAGGGCTCCTTGTTGAAGAACACGGCCCCGCTGCCGAAGAACGGCTCAAGGTACGTCTTATGCGGCGGCATATGGTCAATGATCCATTCAGCCATGTTCCACTTGCTGCCTGGGTAGTGTAAAATGCGCGGGGCGGTCATGCGGCATCTCTCCTCAACCAATCATCAATCACCCGAATTGCGTACATGATCGGATAAATTTGCAACGGATTCACCGCGTTACCCAGCGCCTTCAGACGTGCCGACCGGTTCTTGACGCCCGTCGCCACACGCGGCGGTTCCCAAGTATGCTGCGGCTGCCCCATGAGTGCCGGTTGCGGATATTGAGCGATAAACTCGGCGAGAGCATCCAGCGGGTTCACACCTCCGTCCAACCAATTGGAAAGTTCATGAGCGCTTCCACCCATTCCGGGTTGAGTTGGCCGGTTTCCCCCGAACGAATCACCGCCCCGGGGACTGTGTCCCGGTCCGATTGAGACGGCGGAAGCATTGCATTCTTCGCGTCCTGCGCCGCTGGCGTGGGCCACATCTTCACTATTCCCGGCAGCCCATTCCTCGGATCGTCCGATATATTCCCACGCTTCTCCGCATCGTTCGCCCGGGGCGTCGGCCAAAATTTCACCGCTCGAACAAGTCCTTCGTGTGTCGGAGACGATCTTTTTCTGTCCTTGTTCTGCAGTGGTAGATTCGCTGCTGACGTTGCATCGAATGTCCTCGGTGTAGGCCACAATGAACACCCTGTCTCGTCTATGACTGGCACCGACGGCCGCAGCTGGAATAATAAACACTTGCGCGGCGTAGCCCGCCCCTCCCAGGTCAGTAAGCACATCGTCGAGCCCCAAAGTGACGTGCCCAGCAACATTTTCGCCAACAAACCAACGGGGCCGGATTTCCGATAAGATTCGCTTAACTTCTGGCCAGAGGTGGCGGTCATCTTCCGTGCCTCGTCGCTGCCCGGCGACACTGAAAGGCTGGCAAGGGTATCCGGCGGAAATAAGGTCAATTGCTCGACCGTCTCCGATAATGCCAAGTCGCTCCAACTCCTTTCGCGTAAAATCATGAACATCGTCGATGATCGGCACGTCCGGCCAGTGTTTGCGGAGGACGCGCTGCGGGAACGGTTCGCGCTCGCAAAAGCACACCGTCTCCATGCCCGCCCAATGGGCCGCAAGATCGATCCCTCCGATGCCGGAAAAAAGTGACGCCTTACGCATTCTGTTGACCTCGTTTGCGCCACAAAGCCTGATAATACCGCAGCGTACTTAACTTGATCTTGTATTTTTCAGCGATTTCTTGGTCGCTCATCTCATCCCCTCAATCCATACAAAAATATCCCTTGCTGATCCGCTCTATGTCGTCCTCAGTGGCCGGCGAAATCAAGAACGCACGGCCACCGACGAAGATTATCGTTTCTTCCCCTTCCTTTAGTTCGAGAAGGTGATCTAGGAAGGGGAATGTTGCTGGTTTATTCATCTGATTAAGCTGCTCCTCTGTTTGCGATGATCATTTTCTTCACGCGCTTTTTGTAGACGTTCCAGAACGCTTGCAGTCTGCTAGACGCGATTCCGACTTCCTTGGCAAGATCAATCCACTTCTCGTTCTCTTCGCGGCGCCGGCGCAGCAATTCGGGGAAGTTATACGGGATGTCCGGGAATTCCGGGCGTTCTTGCAGGATGAAGTTTTCAAGTTCTTCCTTGTCCACATCCGGCTCTTCGTCCTCTGCTGCAGACTCTTGATCGTCCTGTGGTCCCGATTGTTCATCCTGGTCGTCCTGTTCTCCCGGATCGTCCGATTCTCCCGAGCCGTCAGCCTCTTCGTCGGTGAATTCGATCTGCTCGGATTCTTCGCCGTCTTGAACAAGTACGTCTTCTGGATCCGAATCAGCATCATCTGCTGGTTCGCTACGTTCGATGCGCTCCACTTCGCCGCGGGCGTTCACGGTTGCGACAAGGCCGCCGCCGGGCACCCGTTCAAAGTCCATTTCCATCTGCGGTTGTCCGAATTGGACCAAAATGCGCTCGCCACGATGTTGCGCGATTTCCGCGATTTTCGAGAACGTCGTTCCTTCCGGGATCTCAAGTACGATTTTCGTTTTCTTTCCGAGTGTGATTTGCGGGAAATCCGCCATGAATTGAACATTGCTCATTTAGCCTCTTCCTCTCATATGGGTTTGATGGTGATTTCTACTCGCGGGCGCTGCCCGTACCATTTCGAAACATGGACATCTACGATTTGGCTGTCATCCGTCCAGATCACGTTTTTCAGCGCGTCCTTGATGCCCTTCAGGTAGTTGTCCGCATCCGGCTTCGTGGTCGGGCGAATCAGACCGGATTCGGCGTCTGCCGCCTTCTTTTTGCTGAAAGACTTCGGGATCGGACGAAAAACTTTGATTTCGAGAGCCAGCGCTTCATCCAGCAGTTTCGCCGGCGCATGTTCAGAAGCGGCCAGCCGGACGTAATCCTTGTAATCGCGGGATTTCTTCGGGTCGTAAGCCATTGCTCGTCCGGCTACGACTGCAAAACGAGGTCGTCCTTGCGCGACTGGTTCACCGAAAACCGTGAAGGAAATCCCTTTCTGTTCGGTCACCGCCGTGGTCCGCATCGCTTCCACCCCAATCCCTGGCAGACCGGAAACATCCGGATGAATGCCTGGATAACCTCGCGTTCGCCGTTAAATTCCGGTCCGATCGGCCGGCCTTTGTACGTCAGCCTATACATTCCACTCACGCTCCCCTCTCGTAGCGGCCAAAAACGGCCATGAATTCGGTGTACCCTTCGCCCATTTCCTCCAACGGCAGTTCCGGGAAAGCGGCCCGCGACTCGTCCGCCGAAGGTATCCGGCCGGTCCGCATATACTGCTGTTTGAGCCATTCATACAAGTGCCATCTGTTCTGCATGCGTATGCCCCCTGTCTACGTCTACGAACCTGTTGAAATTTTTCAGGAAATACAGCTCCACTGTGCCAATCGGGCCGTTACGATTTTTCGCAATGATGAGTTCGGTGATGTTTTTCCTCTCCGTATCGCGGTTGTAATAATCATCGCGATACAAGAAGGCGATAATGTCAGCTTCCTGCTCGATTTCGCCAGATTCCCGCAGGTCCGACATCATCGGGCGCTTGTCCTGACGCTGCTCGACCGCCCGGGAAAGCTGGGCCAGGCAGATGACCGGGACGTCCAATTCCTTGGCCATGTCCTTCAGGAGGCGAGCGTTTTCGCTCACAGCCTCGTATCGGTTCATCCTCGGATCCGGCGCCCGGATCTTGCCGAGATAATCGATCAAGACCAGCGACAGCCCGCGCTCGCGCTTAATCTTCCGCGCCTTGGCCTTAATCTCGTTGACCGTCAAGCCCGGCTGCTCGTCAATAACCAGGTTCGCTTCAGATAGACGGCTCATAGCCAGCGTGTACTTTTCCCACTCGTCGTCGCTGATGAGCCCCGAGTTGAGTTTCGAGAGGTCAATCAGCGATTGGTTTGCCATCGCCCTGCCCGCCAGCTGACGAGCCGATTGTTCCAGGCTGAAAAAGGCGGTCGGTTCCCCGGGGCCTTCCGGGGTCAAGCTCACGTTAAGCGCAATCTGTTGCCCGAGCGTGGTCTTGCCCATCGATGGCCGCGCGCCGATGATGATCAGGTCCGCCCGCTGCAGGCCGGATGTGATTGCGTCGAGGTCCCGGAATCCCGTAGGGATGCCGCTGACGCCGCCGTCGCTGCTGTAGTACACCTTCTCAAACTGTTCGTGAAACCGTATGACGGCTTCTTTCATCGTGAGCAATGTATCCGTCCGGGCCGTTGCTTCGTTCAGGCGCGCGAGGTTCAGTTCGGCTTTGCTGATCGCCGCCCGGATTTCGTCCTGCTCCCGCAGCGTCGTGGCCTTAACGAGTTCTTCGCCGATCTTGCCGGCCGATCGGAGCATGGCCAAGTCTTTCAGCCGTTCGCAATATTTCTCGATGTCCGCGGTCGAAAAAACCGAATGTGCCGCCTCGACGATACTGCTCAGCGATATGTTCTGTTCGGCCAGGCTCGGCGCGATCAGCTGCAGATCGACGCTCGTTTCGTCCTCGCTCCACGCCTCGATGATCTTCTCGTAAATCCGCATGTGCGAGCGGTGGTAAAAGTATTTCGGCTTCACGATTTCGATCACGTCCGCGATGCACTCCGGATCGCTGATCATCGCGCCAAGGATATGCAACTCGAGTCGAGTGTCAAAGGGCGGTTGATAATCAAGTTCCATGCTGTACGGTCTCCTCTGCACGTTGTCGCAGTCTTTCTTGCTTTTCGCGAATCAGGCGCTGCTGCCGTTCGATAAATTCCCGCGTCTGATCTGCGGATGGCGTTGGCGGTCCGGTTGTCCGGGACGTGCCGCTTTCTGCCGGGGCCGCCGGTGGCGCTTGTCCGTTTGGTGGCTTACCGGGGCCACCGCGTTCCTGGAATCCTTTCAGCACGCCGTTGATATACTTGAGCGTTCGCACTTTGGCGCGAACTGCTTCTCGCATTGCTTCCAGCAACCATTCACCGCCGTAGGTGTCAAACATGTCGGAAAGATCTTCGACCTCGAATTGCGTCACCTTGTTGTCTTCGGTGAAGTGCTCTTCGTAGATCCGATAGATTTTCCCGAATGAAAAATCTTCGGTTGTGACAACGGCTGAAGCAGCGGCCCCGGTATAGCACGTATTATCTCTAGTACTACTACTGTTTTTAATACTGTCTTTAAATATGTCTTTAGAAACCCCGGAAGCCGCGTCATTACTCGGATTATCAAGGGTCGATGTTCCCGTTTTGGGAACTTTTTCGGAAAAAATGTTCCCGTTTTGGGAACCCTCTTGTTCCCGTTTTGGGAACATTTCGGACTCCTCTTCATCAAAAAGTTCCTGTTTCGGGAACTTTTTCATTCCCTTTTTGGGAACTTTTTCATTCCCGTTTTGGGAACTTTTTTGCATATTCAGATGGAGGAGTTCGTCGAATTTGAACTCTTTCCACCCCTTCACCGGAGACACTTGCCATTGCTCATGATCCTTGTTTACCTCGAACGTCTTCTCCTCTCGATCCCAAAAAATCACTCTGCAGGATTCGAGATACTGGAGTTCCTCTTTGATGTGGTTCCTGCCGATTCCGCACAGTTCGAAGTAAACCAGCTTAGGGATGTAGGCCGTTTTCTTCTGGCATCCGTAGGACAATCGCCATATGAAGTCGATAATGTCCTTCTGGCGCTTGGAGAAGTCCCGACGGATGACCTCGTCCCAAAGCTCATTTGCAATTCGTATGAACCCATTGCCTGTTTGCGGGCTGGCCATCCGTCTGACACCTCCTACGCAGGGATAACGCGAATACTTCCGGTCTCACGATGCATGATGTGCAGCTCATTCGGAAGGCTTTTTACGACCAGCCAGTTATCCGGATTGAGCTGGACATACCGGATCGCTTCCTTCTGGCGGCGTGTAGGCTTTTTGCCGTTTTTCATGGTCATTCACCCCGTGTTCCGCTCTTCATAGCGGTTATCGGTTCCAAAGAGGATAGCGTGCTCAGGGGACCAAGGAGGAGGGCCAAACTTGTTCAGATAGCCCAGGCGGTTGATGTATGGTTCCACGCTATCTTCAAGGTGCAGGGCCATCAGAAGTTCCCATGTGGCCCTGACGTCGTTCAGCGCGCGGTGAGCGCCTTGCAGCTCGATTCCGTATCGTTCGCACATGTCCGACAGCTTATGGGGGTAAACATGACGTTCGCGGCTGATTGTAAGGGTATCGATGAATGGATTCCGAAATGTCTTTCCGCCGATTCGCTGCATCGCCCAATGCAGGAACTGAAGGTCAAAGGCCGCGTTGTGCGCGACCAGTAGGCTGTCTCCCATGATGTTCCGCAGGATCTTAAAGGCGATCATCTCGTCCATCCCGCCGGCGAGCATCTCCGGCCGGATGCCGGTCAGTTCGGTGATCTTCGGCGGCAGTTCGCGGTCTTCCAGCCGGACCAGCGTCTCGAATTCGGTAACGATCTCGCCGTTTATCACCCGGATCGCGGCCATCTCGATGACGCGGTCTTCTTTAGCGTTCAAACCAGACGTTTCGAAATCGAATACGGTGACGTCATTCAGCAATTTATTGCCTCCTATCGCGGTCATCCCGCAGAAATATGTGCGGATACTTCGCCCGGACCACCGTGAACCCCGGGTATGCCACGGCGAAGTACCTCCTAACCTCCTGCTGAAAGGCCTGCTTGTCCGTCTTCATGAGCGCCCAGATTCGTTCTGAGATCATGGATTGGAGAAGCGGCCTTCCGTACTCATCGGGATATTTAACCTCAGTCGGCATTCATTGCCGCCTCGAATTCCATTTCCTCCTCAGAGGAAATCCTGGATTCAAGTTGGTGCTGGGGTTCCTCCTCGTTCGTAGCAGCTCCGTTAATCTCGATGATTTCGCCACCGGAATTAATATCCCGACGAACGGTTTCATCTCTGTCGACAGCGTCAGCCACTTCAATACTAATGGGAAGATACTTCCAACCGGCGCGGATCACGGTTTTTTTGTACATTTCCTCGGGATCCGTGAACCACGGATTGTCCGTCCTACCATACTGGATGGCGTTCTGGTAGCCGCTAGACCGGTCACGATGCTTCAGAATCTCAGAAATCGGCATGTAGAGAACGTAATGACCGCCATCCTTAAACTTGGCCACCATGTACGCGCCGCGGGCTGCTCCCGACTCTGAAATTTTTTCATCTGTCCGGATGTGCCACGGAATGTGAGTCAATTTTTCTTCCAGCCCATAAACGAGTTCCAATTTGTCGTTTTCGTAAACGACGTGTGCGGAGATGGACTGAATATGCCCGCTGCGTCGGGCGAGGTCGATCATCCCTTTGTAGCCCAAAACAAATTGGACCTCGCTGACGCCCTGCTTTTTGTTCTTGAAGGGTACAAAATAGCACTGGCCGAGAATCCCCGGTTCCAGTCCGAGTTGGGCGGCTTGCATAACGGCAGCCATAAGAGAGGGGACGGTACATTCCAATAGCTTCGGGTTCGTTCGGATCGTCGTCAGCGCGATACGGCTCAGGCGGTCGATGCTCATATGTTTGGGAAGAGCCTCGGCGATCTGGCTTTTCATTTTTTCCATATAGGCCCCGATCGTCTGGGCCGGAGTCGGGGCCGGCTTATTGTTATTTGCCGGCGTTTGGTTCTGCAATTTGTTCGCCAGTTCGGTATTGGAACGGCTCGTATTTGCTGCTGCCATCAGGTGGACCTCCTCACTTAATCAGGAACCGCCGGACCGTGGTGGTCTTAGCGAATTCCTCGTAGATTTCCGGCCTCTCGGCCTTAAGGCGTTTCGTATCGAGCGACGTCGTTTCGTTCGACTTCCAGGTCGCGACCTTCTCGCCGTTGAACAGGATCGTTTCTGCGTCGCCGGCAGCCGCCTTGATAAAGTTCTTGGCTGCCTCGAGCCGGGCTTCGGCTGCCTTCGCCGCCTCCTGAGCTTCCCGGAGTTCCTTCACTCGATCGGCCATATCAGGAGGCAACGCCACGATGCTGTCCGGTTTGCTGGTCGGGTAAAGGTAACTCAGTAGGTCCGTCGAAGCCTTGCTGCCGTCGATCATCGGCGGGATTCTTTTCAGAACATGCTCATTCCAGAAGTGCTTTTCGATTTCGATCAGGTACTTTACAATGCGCTCATCGCGTTCCACGTACCGATGCTCGAACCGGTTACCGCCAATCAGCACCGCGAAGTGGCCGTAATCAAGGCCAAGGACGGCCATGTAATGCTGAAGCTGGATCGCATAATTGTCAGGGATCCGACCATCTTCCCAGTCGCCCGCTTTGTAGGCGCTCGCCGTTTTCACTTCCAGGATGCCTCGACGCTTATTACCGTCCGTCACCAGTCGGTCGACGTTACCGATCATGAAGTGATGCTCTGGATGCCGGTACATTTTGTTGGTCCGCTGAACTTTCAAACCGGTTCGAAGCGCAAACTCCTTCGCCACAACGTCCTCGAGGACGTTCCCCCAATATGCGGCCTCTCCAGCCTCTTCCGGCTCCATCTGGCCCGTCTTTTCCAGGAACACTGCCACCGCCGATTTGTAGGGGTTCATGCCGGCAACAGCGGCCGCGTCGGAACCGCCGATCCCGCGCTTGCGGAGTTTCAGCCAGGCATCCCGATCAAGGCCCTTTGTGACGGCTGCCACGCTCATTGCCATCGATGATTCACCGTCCCTCTTGAATTTCAGGCCGCCACCGTGCTAAGATGGCGGCATAGGATTAATGCCGATGACCCGTTGCCGCGGGTCATTTTTCGTTGCTGTGGATCAAAACCAAATGCAATTCGTTGGAATACGGGTACACCTTCCTCAACTCCCGCGAAAACACGTTTACCTGGTTTCCGAAGTTGGTCGTCAAGTATCCGTGCAAATTCGCCGGAAAATGACGATTGTAGAAATGCCCCATGAATTTCGCGAGCGCCACTAAGAATTCCGCCGCGCTGCCGCCGTCTTCGATCAATTCCTCGGCTCTGTCGAAAGTCTCAGCGAGCAACGTTTCCAACCCCGAAAGCTCTTTCGTAGCCTTTTCCAATCCATCACCGCCTTTCGTATGTAGTTCAAGGTGGCCATGGGCCATTCTTCCATGGACTCCGTTTTCCTCCGGGCAACAGCACTCGGCTGCAATCGTGACTCAACGGCAATCATGTGGTTGTCCCACGGCCAAAGACCCGGCAGGTTTGCGTCTCTCTTCCGCCACCACCTTGGATGAGCTTGAGCCCATCTGTGAGGGGACAAGCCGCAGCTTATCCGCTCACGGGACAGGTTCAAACCTTTCGTTTCTGAGACTGCGGTATCTGCTTGCGGAGCCAGATCTCCACTTCCGTCCAGCTCCCCTGCCAAAACCGCTGCACCTTATCGTTCAGTCGAACGGTCAACATTCGATTCGCATTATCGCGTTTGATTGTGGCACCTATCTCCGAAGCCAACCGCCGCACTGCTTTTTCGGAAGCGGATTTTCTCATTTGCCCACTTCCCTTGCGACGATATGCTGTGTTAAAATGACAGCAACCAGAGTCCTTATCCGGTCTCTCAATCGCACCCGTCCCGCCAGACGGGTGCTTTTCATTTGTTCGGGCTTGTCCATCCGTTCAAGCTCCGCTATGCATCCGTTCAGGTAATCGATGGCCGCCGGCCGGATATCCGGGTCTACACGATGCGGGTGACTATGCAGCCAGTCCCGCACGTAGATCAATTCTTTCCGGCGCTGTTCCCGCTGCTTGCGAAGCTGCTCTTCGGTCAGCTTCTTCGCTTTTGGCATCAATATTCCACCCCAATCCGTTCGATTTCGGCCTCTTCCAACACGCACGAGAGGCAATAATCCTGGCCACCGTACCGGAATTTCTCACTACGGAGCGGAAGCCCGCAGCAGTCGCAACGGGGGCCGCAGAACGGTTGCTTGCTCCGGTATCGTTCTGGGTCATACCCGCCGGCGTAGGCGTCCAAGCTTTGCGTTAACGGCATTTCGACTCCCCTTCCTTCTAAGATGGATACTTTCCGTGATCGACTTCATGTTCCTCACCAGCGCCTCCAGGCTCAGCAGTTTCTTCCATCCGTCCCGGCCGGCGCCCGTGAATTCCAGGTGCATCAAGTCCATGCTGTTCGTTGCATCGCACCATTGCTTAACCAGGGTGAATCCTGGATCCTTGATGATTCCCGTTTCGATCTTCGCGACCGTGGACCGGTCGATGTGGAGTTTGGCGGCCAACTCCTGCTGAGTCAGACCAGCGCGCTCCCTGCAGGCCCTCAGCATTTCCCTAACGCTTTGTTCCGGCTTCAAACGTTTCCTCACCACCCTCCTGTTCTGAATCAGCACGGAAACCCATCTATCATGTTCGGCCCCCAGTGAGTATGATGGGTACATCAGATCGATCTTCTCGTTCCCCGCTCAGCCCGCCGTCCGATATCCCCTCACGGCGGGTATTCCCCGTTTAATGGCTGCCATATCGAGGCTCGTCGGCCTTACCGAATGGCATCACGGCCGGTAGCGCGGAGGCCGCTTCTTGTTCGAGCATCCAAGCTTCAAGCGCTTCGCGCCGGAAGAAAATCTTGGAGCGGATTTTGAAATGCGGGATTTGCTTTTTGCGGACCATGTCGTACAGGAGCCATTCCGAAATTTTAAGGAATGGTGCCGCTTCTTTGACCGTCATGCGATTTTCCATGCCCATCCTCCTATCTCGCTTCCCAAGAGCGAAGCCATTTGTCGACAGCCTGATCGAATAATGCCTTCGTCAACCTCATTTCTGACGGAGTAACAGCTTTCACCTCAACCGCCACTTTCACGAACCCAGCTGCCATTTGGCTGAGTTCAAGCAGCCGTTGCGGCGATTCGGCAACGTGATAATCTGCGCTTGCTACTGCGATTTCGTCGAGCGCTCGCTCGATGTCGTTTGGTTCCAGTTAAATCACCTCCTTTAAATGTTTCGTTTCGAAACGCTTTTGGTCAAAAAAAATCGTCCAATCCAACCCGTGTTTCTCGAAATCAAGACCGATGGCGATTTTTTTAGCCTTATCGATCCCAGGAGAGCGGTTCCCGCTTTCAATGTTTGCGTATGTGCTGCGGCGTATCCCGCATTTTTCGGCAGCTTCTTCTTGCGTCAACTCCCCTCTCAATTTTACAAGCCAGTCAAGTTTTTCTGCCATCCATAAACACCTCCTACGTTTCACTTCGCAACATCCTGCAGTTTGATTATATGTTTCGTAACGAAACATGTCAATGCAATTTGTTTCTTTTTGGAGAATTAATTTTTTGTTTCATATTGCAACGTTATAATGGAGACGAGGAGGGGTCCCATGCGACTCGTTAATTTGGAGAGAGAACGACTCAAGCGTAATTGGACACAAGAGGATGTGGCTAACAAAATCGGTGTTGCTCGATCAACATATGCTAACTGGGAAAGTGGCAAAAGAGAGCCTGATTTGGAAACAGCCGAGAAATTAGCGGACTTATTTGAGGTCTCCATTGATTACCTTATGGGACGAAAGGGCTATGAGGTAAACCAGAATACGGACAGTTTACTTAAAGAACCTGAAGTTCAGTTTATTATGCGAGCCAAGAAAGACCTCTCTCCGAAGGCATTCGAAAAAATGATGGAACTGGCCAAAAAAGCAAAAGAAATGTTCGAGGATGAAGACGACAACTAGAAGGTGAAGTTCATTGAGCAGAACTGAAGCGGCTCTTCTTCGTGCCCCAAACATTCGAACCCCTCGATTCAAATTAGCGCAAGTTGCAGCCAATTCAGTTCTTAAAGAACTTGGATTCCCGCAACCACCAATTCCTCTACACGATTTTTTCCAGCGCCGCGGTTGGCGTATTTGTTATGAAGAAATTGAAAATGTTGACGGTTTCATGGTTAAAGTCCCACGCCGGAATGGTAATAAATTTGTCGTTTTCCTATCTACTCATGGTAATTCGGCGTATGATGAAG